CGAGCGAAAGTCACCAACCTTAAAAACGGGGGCGAGGTCGGCTACAAAACGAAAGCCAAAAGGCCGTTCAGGGGCAAAAAAATAACCGGGACAGCGGTCGCCCGGGGGTGTGGGGTAGTAATGTCTGACCGCAGGAAACGAACTAAGGGTTCAGTAAGTCAAGCGTAGGAGCGTAAAATGGCTAAAGAGTATATGACGATGGACGAGTATGCAGCGAGCCTTGTCGGTGCAAGAGTGGGATCAAACCTAGCGGGCGGCGCAAAAGCAGGTGCGGGTTCGTTAGTCGCTGCGGGTGCGGGTGCGGCGGCTGGCCGTAAAGCTTTAGGCAAAGTTAAACCTAAAAAGCCAAAGGGCATGGCTAAGGGTGGCAAGGTAAAAGCCAAAGGTATGGCCAAGGGCGGTAAGGTCGCTAAAATGGCTGGCGGCGGCATGATGAAGAAGAAGGGTTATGCCAAGGGCGGAAAAGTCAGGGCAAAGGGCATGGCTGCGGGCGGAAAAGTTGGCATGAAGAAGAAGGGTTATGCCAAGGGCGGCAAGGTAAAATAATTTGCCTTATCTTCAGAGCAATATTCCGCACTTTAAATGTTGGGTGCGGAAAGAATACACCTGTAATCATTTGAATTATCATGGTGAGTTTCTTCATGCCATGGCTATTGCAGTGACTACCATGCCTAGTCGCTGTTTAAGTTTTCAAATGATATTTACCGGTTGTGAGGCTGACGAAACTGATCAACCCAATGTTCACGGGGGCGCGATGTGGGCAAGAATGCCCATAACCGCCCTTGTTGGGGACACGCCTCTTGAAGAATGGCCGGAACCTATGCCCGTCCATTTGGCTCAACCTTGGGACTGTATGTCCCATACACACGCAGTTTATCGTTTAGACCGAGCTCACCCCTGCCCGTGGATTGCTAAAATAGGGCCTGAGTTTTATCCGGCTAAATATTATTTCACGGTGGATTACACTGAGAGTGAGATCGCGGATGACCCCGCGCAGCACAAGCAAAGCCATGTTTTGGAACTTTTGGATGCAGGGCCATACACGGGCAATATCGTTGCTCTGCCTAACAACCGTGTGCGGGTGACGCATCCAGCGTGGTTTGAGACGGGCGAAGGGCCCCCAGATTTCTTGCCTTCTCAACACATACACTATTCAAAATCGGATTTAGACTATACCATGGACGTAAATCAGATTTTTGATAATCTGTACGCGGAGAAAAAGTGATGGCAACTTCGGGAAGCACCAACTTTGAGTTAGATGTATCTGACTATGTTGAAGAGGCTTTCGAGCGATGTGGGCTTGAGGTTCGCACTGGTTACGACCTAAAGACAGCGCGGCGGTCTTTGAATTTGATGTTGGCCGAGTGGGCTAACCGCGGCTTAAATCAGTGGACTATTGTAGAACGCACTCAAACTGTTACAGATGGCACTTCTGCATATTCGTTAGGGACTGACGTAATTGACATTCTGTCCGCTGTTGTCCGTCGTAGTGGTACAGACTTTGCGTTAGAAAGAATTAGTCGGGACGCTTATCAAAGCATCCCAACAAAAAGCACCGAAGGTCGCCCCTCTCAGTTTTTTTTAGATCGCCAGATCACGCCATCTTTAAAGGTATGGCCCACCCCAGAAAATAGTACAGATGTTATACACTATAACGCTTTAACACGTATGGATGACGCGGATTCAGCCGTCAACACGGTAGAAGTTCCTTTCCGATTCTATCCATGTCTTGCGGCGGGTCTTGCTTATTACATCTCTATGAAACGAGCGCCCGATCGGATTCAGCTTTTAAAAGCAGTTTACGAAGAGGAGTTTGAGCGAGCTATGACTGAGGATCGTGATCGAGCTTCTTACAACGTGGTTCCAAACTATCAGTATTTTAGGGTAAACTAATGTCTAAGTTTGCTTCCGGTAAATACGCTTACGCTGTTTCGGATCGGTCCGGACTTCGTTATCGATACAAAGATATGCGACGAGAATGGAATGGTCTTTTAGTAGGCAAAGATGAGTTTGAGGTTAAGCATCCTCAATTAGGACCCTTTCGTTCGGTTTCGGACGCACAAGCGTTGAAGGATGCTCGCCCTGAACAAGACTTAGACAATCAGAGGGCTATTCAGCACGGCTTCAATCCGGTTGGTTTTCCTACAAAAGATTACCTTCCAGCGAGCACTCTTGAGGCGGTAACCTCTGTTGGAGATGTTACTGTTGTTATAGGTAGTTAAAATGACCTTCACTTACGCACAATTAAAGACAGCTTTGCAGGATTATACTGAAAATACAGAGACTTCCTTCGTTACGAATCTTCCAACTTTCATACGAACTGCTGAAGATCGCATATTCAAGCTTGCTGATTTAGAGGTTTTTCGGAAAAACGTGTCCGCTACGACTACCTCGGGGAATCGGTTTTTAGCGCTACCCACAGATTTCTTGGCAGCGTTTTCTTTGTCGATTACAAATAGCTCGTCAAAAGAGTTTCTATTGCATAAGACGGCTAATTTCGTAGAGGAGTTCAACCCCAACCCGGCCACCACCGGTGTTCCTCGATATTATGCAATGTTCGATGTGGATAACTTGATTTTAGGGCCAACACCAAACAGCGATTACACGTGTGACTTGCATTACTATTATCGTCCAAATTCACTGACAGCCGGGGCGGACAGTGGTACGACATGGCTAAGCCTCAACGCGCCGAATGCTTTGTTATATGGGTCTTTGTATGAAGCATACATATACATGAAGGGTGAGCCAGACATGCTTGAACTGTATGAAAAACAATTTGTTGAGGCCATGACTAGGATAAAAGATCTTGGTGAAGCTAGAGAAAATAGTGATGCTTATCGCAGAGGTCTGCCAGAGAAACAAAGGACATAGGTATGACCATGCACGGAATACAAATGGCCCCGCCGAAGGTAACCGTAATTACTTCCAGCAATGGTGGCCTTTCAACAGATCAGATAGTGTCTCTTGCCTTGGACAAGATCATGTATGTATCTGATAACGCTCCTCCTGAAATAAGAGAGCAGGCAATAGCCTTCCGCTCTAATATGACAAATGTTCTACTGGAGTACGTTAATTTGGCGCGCAGGGAGGAACGTGCTACTATTTCCGCAGTATTGGAAAACAACGGTCACTCAGATGTGGCTAAAATGATCAGGAGTATATAATGGCCCCAACTCAAGCAATGTGTACGTCTTTCAAAAAAGAACTTTTGCTAGGCGTTCATAGATTCGGAACAAACTCAGCAGACACGTTCAAGCTGGCTTTGTACACATCCTCTACAAGCATTGGTGCAGGCACCACTGCATTTACCAGCAGTAATGAAGTCAGTAATAGCGGTACTTATAGCTCTGGCGGCGGAAATTTGACAGGCGTTGCTCCTAGCACCAGCAGCACTACCGCTCTCACAGATTTTGCTAATGTGGAGTTTACGAGTGCAACCATTACTGCCAGAGGGGCGTTGATCTACAACTCCACCCCCAGTGCAAACGATGAAAGCGGCTCCAGCCTGACAAATCCTGCGGTTTGTGTGTTGGATTTCAGCAGCGACAAGACCTCTACGTCAGGAACTTTTACTGTTCAGTTCCCAACGGCAGACGCATCAAACGCGATTATTCGTATCGCATAGTGGGGTGTTATGGCCCTTGTACTAGCTGATCGCGTAAAAGAAACGACCACCACTACCGGCACTGGCACATATACTTTGGCCGGTGCCGTTACTGGTTTTGAATCTTTTGCCACGATTGGCAATACAAACACCACTTATTACTGCTGTACAGACGGCGACGACTTTGAGGTTGGTATCGGCACTTATACGGCGTCCGGCACGACGTTAGCTCGTACTACGATCCTTCAATCCAGCAACTCTGACAACGCCGTCAACTGGTCTGCGGGTACACGCAGTATTTTCTGTACGCAGCCAGCAGAGAAGGCTGTGTTCCTGAATGCTGATGGGGACATTGAGTTTGACAACTCGCATAGGATTAAACTTACCAGCAATAACAGTGACCCTGTAATCGCAATTGGCGGC